GTTGTAATACCCATCCGCTGGCGAAGGTGCGTGATTTGTTGGTTTGGCGACCGACAAAGAGGAGTACTTTGGGAGAGGTGTACGGAGCGGATGCACGTGCACCCAAGACTGCGGAAACAGATAAGGTCGACGAAACTGTTTCCGTTTCGAGTGGTAGTGAGGTCTCTAGTTTGACAACGAGTACGGCTGTGGCAGAAGTAGGTGATAGTGTCACTGCTACCGGCCATTCTCGTACTGGAGATCGTCCAAACCTATGGAAGAAGCCATTGAGGCGGACTTTGTGGGTCACTGGGCAAGCTGCTGCGTTCGGGGGAATCTTGTTAGGCTGCGGCAAGATTGCACTTGTAATATCACCCGTTACTATGGGAGTCATGTGGGCAATGAGGGATAAGAAATCATGTTTGGAGTCAGACATTATCCTATCAATTGCTAACGGTGACGCGGTGGTTAAAGAAGAAATTAAGGAGTCAACTTGCGGAGATGGCGGAGCTCGTTCCGTCGTCTGCGGTGGTCGTGATGATAGGGCGGTTGTCAAAGTGGAGTCCAAACCATATTGGTGGAGGCTCCGCAAACCGCCTGTTCGTCGTGTCCCCGTTGTGGCTGGTGAGATAGCGCAGGGTTTGAAGGTGAGGCATGGTATGATTCTCGACACCGTTGAGAATCGGCGTCTGATTCGTTCAGACGCTGCTCGCCGCTGCGAAGCGCTTAGACGTGATGGAGATCCATGGTTTGTTAACATGCGCAACCATGATATGCACCTTGTTGTGATGCATGCCTCTCAGATGTTTTGGTTATTAACAGATGATGAGGAAGCATTATACGAGAGTTATGCTCTCCAAAGCGTTGCTGCCAGCCGTGGACGTCGCGCCAAATACGCGGCGTCCCACCAAGCGAGCTAGGTCAGCTTGGGCCGTATGACTGGAACCACCAGTACCTCTATGATCTCTGGAGATCAAGTCGACGAAGAGGTAAATGCTGGTGATTCTGAGCGATTTTCAGTCATGCGGCCCAGGCAGGCCAGGACCAAGTTGCCTAGAATCATGTATAGGATTCGTGGTGACAATGGTCCAGATTGGGATATGCCCAACAATGATATTGAATCTGTATCTCACGCTGTCTTGGAGAGAGTATTTTTCGTGAAAGATGGACGTGGAGGTTTTCGTCGTGCGCCAAAGCCCTGGACGCACAGCAGTGTGGTTCTTGACGAAAACCCATATAAGAGTGCACGGCTAAAGGTACAGGATAGGTTATCAACTTTCAGCAGTAAGATGAAGGCGATTGCGGATAAACACGGTAAGGTCAGCCCGTTGACAGATGAGGAATTCGTTTCTTATTACGGTGGGGCCAAGCGTCGGTGTTACGAAGCAGCTGTTGAAAGCCTGAGGGATGAGAGCCTCAGGGCGAAAGATTGCCGCGTGTCTGTATTCACTAAAGATGAGTACAAGAAGCCCGGGGGAGCCCCCCGTGCAATACAGCCACGTAGTCCAAGATTCAATGTCAAGTTAGGTAGGTATATCAAACATGTTGAACATGAGATTTTTCATGCTATAGACAAAATATTCGACCCGTACGGTGAACATCGTACAGTAGCCAAAGGACTTAACATGGTGGACAGAGGTAATGTGATTGCCAACATGTGGAGCGAGTTTGCGGACCCAATAGCTGTGGGTCTTGATGCCAGTAGATTTGACCAACACATTAACAGATTGTTGTTGGAACACGAGCACTCGTTTTACCATATGTGGTCGGTAGGTAAAGGAGATGACCTGCCGAATTTACGCACATTGCTTAGATCCCAACTGTTCAACGAGGGGGTGTATAAAGGCGTAGATGGTGTACTCAGATATAAGGTAAATGGTTGCCGAATGTCTGGTGATATGAACACCTCCCTCGGTAACGTCATCATCATGTGTTCCCTCATGTATGCTTATTTTGATCATGTGAGGTTGAGAGGGAAAGTCAGGCTATTTAACGACGGGGATGATTGTGTAATCATCATGGATCGCAGGAATTTATCTAGGTTTCAACGTGGATTGCAAGATTGGTTTCTTGAGATGGGCATTACCATGGAATATGATGGTATATACCGAACATTGGAGGAGATTGAGTTCTGTCAATGCAGGCCAGTGCGATATGGGAGCGGATGGAGATTAGCTCCGCGCCCGCACAAGCGCTTGTACTCAGATCTCATTACCACTAAACCAGTGTTCAGTAGGAAGGTGTACCGCAAGCAGACCGGAGCCATAGCTGGTTGTGGTCTTGCTTGCTCTGTTGGTATGCCCGTATTTCAAGAGTTTTATAAGTGGTTGGGTAGAGGTGCCACTCCGTGGATACCGAAACAGGGTGATTATTATTACAAGTATAGACAGGAACTGGTTGATGGTCTCAACGAGAAAGCTCGTGAGCCGTCTTTTGAGGAAAGAATCAGTTTTTACTTTGCTTTTGATGTGACACCTGAAGAGCAGATATCCATGGAGGAGTACTATCGCAACCTCCCCGACCCATTACATAGCAGTCCCGTAGATGATCCTGTTAGGCTATTAGACACCATTCAATATTTTGTCGAACCAGAGCAGAAACCACAAAGAGTTTGTCACATTTCCAGGGTTAGCACACCCTAAACCATACTCATCTGTTGTTGTGTATCATTATATTCACACGCACACATGCCCAGCAGTAGGGGGCCATAATACCACTGCAACCACACACACATGTGCCATAAAGGAAGACGTATGCACTGTACGCAGTGTCGCGCAACTGAGCTAGTGCTCCCATCCCTTCGATTACGGGCGATTAATTGAATGCGCCCTTACAATTGATTGAGACGCTTAGGG